TTCCCCCGCTTGCGGGAGAAGGTGTCGTCGCGACGCGACGACGGATGAGGGCCGGCGCCGCCCTCACCCGGCTCGACTTCGTCGAGCCACCCTCTCCCGCAGGCGGGAGAGGGGAAACGCCCCATCACGCGGGACGCGCCTGATGCGCTCGGACCTCCACGACATCGAAAGGCCGCGCTGGTCTCGGCGGACGGCAATCGCGCGGCGGCGGTGTGGCTGCCGAAGGCGAAGATCAAAATCGAGGCTAAGCCCAAGGGAATCGTGCTCGTCACGCTCCCCGAATGGCTGGCGGTCGAGAAGGGATTGCTGTGATGACAAGAGACGATTTGACAGACGCGACGATGAATGTGGTTTTCGATGTGATCGGGCGCGTCCTGTTCTGCGTCGCGCTGCTTTGCGCAGCCGTCGCCGCTCTCTTCGCGCCGGAGGCCGTCCTGGACTGGATGGGCGGCGCCTTGGAACCGGTGCGCCGCCGATGACTCGCACTCTCCCCCTCGCCCTTTTCCTCCTCGCCTCTCCCGCCGTCGCCGGCGACCATTTTCCCGACGCCGGGAAAATGGCGCCGTGCCCGGCCGCGATCCATTACGCGCCCGAGGACAATCTCGAAGCGATCGACGTGAGCGTCATCGATTCCGCGCGCGAAAAAATCGACATGGCAACCTACGTCCTCACCTCGATCCCGGTGATCGAGGCGCTCACCCGCGCCGCCGATCGCGGCGTGACGGTGCGGCTCTATCGCGACGGCGGGGCGCGCCGTGCGCCCAAGCGTCTGCGCGAGGCCTTCGACGCGCTGTTCTCCCGCCCGTCGGTCGCGGTGAAATACAAGAAGAGCCCCGCGCCATTCATGCATCTCAAGGCCTACGCCGTCGACGGGCGCGTGCTGCGCGAGGGCGCGGGAAACTTCACCCACAGCGGCCTCATCCGCCAGGACAATTCGCTCGTCATCCTGGCCTGCGAAGCCGCCGCAAAAGCGTTTGAAACGAAGTTCGAAAGCATGTGGAGGCGGAAATGAGAGGCGTGGCGCTGGCGATTATGTGCGTGGCCTGGATTCTCGGCGTGCCGAGACAGGATGGAAAACTCGTCCAGCCGCAAGGCGTTGATGCGATTATCGGGGCAGTCCTCTTTTTCGGGACGAATATCTGCATCGTCTTTGGCTGGTGACGCAGCCATGACCGCGCCCGCCCGCACCCCCCGCCATCGCTACGAAGTCCGCTGGCGCAAACACGGCGACGAGCCCAACTCCTGGCGCGTGCTCGCCTGCGTCGACGATCTCCACGTCGCGTGCGAGGCGCGCGACGTGTGGATCGAAAAGAACCGCGCCGTCGACGAGATTTGGATCGTCGATCTCCAAACCGTCCGCCGCCGCGAAACAGGATTGAACTGGTGATTCCAACCCTCGACGACTGCACGCGGCTCGAACTGAGGGCGCTGAAGCGCCTGATGACGCCGTTGCAGATCGCCGGGGCAAAAGCCCGACTCGCCCGCGAAGAGGCGAGCGCGGCGAAGGCGCGGATGCGCGACGCCTCGGTCGAGGCCATCCTCGCCATCCGCGCCGTCAAGGCCCGCTTCGCCGCGCACGGCGCCGACGAGGAGCATAAGCGCCTGTTCGAAATCGCGCTGCTGCGCGTCCAGGCCAGCCGCGCTGCCGAGAAGCCGTGGCTGAAAGCCGAGCGCCTCGCGCAAGCGGCCGAGCGCGAATTCTTACGGCTCAACCGGGAGGCGCGCGATGGCGACGACGCCTAGGCGCCTCCCGAGCGAGACTGCGCCGGACTGGCCCTTCGGCGCTCTGGCGCCGCATTCCTACGGGCTGATTCTCGCCGATCCGCCCTGGCGCTTCGCAACGCGCAGCGCCAAGCGCCAGACCAAGCTCGTCCCCTACGCCACCATGCGCAAGGGCGCGCTGCTGACGCTGCCGGTGTGGCGGCTCGCCGCGCCCAATTGCGCGCTGGCGATGTGGGCGACGCAGGCGCAACTGCCCGACGCCGTCGATCTCATGAAGCGCTGGGGCTTCGACTATCGCACCGCCGGCGCCTGGGCCAAGCGCTCGGCGACGGATTCCACGTGGGCCTTCGGCACCGGCTACTGGCTGCGCTCCGCGGCCGAGTTCTTCCTGCTCGGCGCTTACGGCGAGCCGACGATCCGCTCGCGCAGCGAACGCAATCTCATCGTCGCGCCCGTGCGCGGCCATTCGCGCAAGCCCGAGGCGCTGCACGAAGCGCTGGAGCGCATGTTCCCGCGCGTGAAGAAGCTTGAACTGTTCGCGCGCCAGCGGCGCGAGGGCTGGGACGGCTGGGGCGACGAATATCCCGACGAGGGCGGCGCGTGACCCACCCCTACCTTCCCGGAATCCTCGCCGAGATCGCGGATGCTGCCGGCCTGGGCGCGGCGCTGGCGATCGCCGAGGCCAAAGGCGGCGCGCGCGCGCATTTTCCCGCTCACGCGGGCGACGATCACTGGCTGACGCGGCTCGTCGGCCGCGAGGCGGCGGACAAAATCTGCGCGCATCTGCGCACCTACGCCCACAGTTCGAGAGGCGCGGGCGCCTATCTCGACGTGCCGCTGGGGCCGAAGAATTTCTACGCCCGCGCCCGGCGGGCCGCCGAGGATATGACGGCGCAGGGCGTGCCGCGCGAGGAAGTGGCGCGCCGGCTCGGCGTCTCCATGAGAATGGTCCAGCGCACGCGCGCGCGTCTGCGCCAAAGCGGCGACGCCGGCGACGCCGGCGATCGGCGCCAGGGCAAGCTGTTCTGACAGCCGGACTGCGGGAGACAACCGTCTCCCGCCATGCGGGATTGCGCCGCTCCTAACATCGTCTCGACCTACGGAGACGAGCGATGGCCGAGATTACGAAAACCGCCGCCCCTGTCAAAGCGCCGGCCGCCGCGCCGCTCATGAGCGGCCTCGATGCGCGTAGCGAAGCGCGCCTGAAGGGCGTGCATCCCGACCTCGTCAAGGTCGTGCGGAAATGCGCCGAGGGCTGCGACATCGCCTTCATCGTGACGGAAGGCATGCGCACGCAGGCGCGCCAGAAGCAGCTCGTCGCGGCGGGCGCGTCGCACACCATGCGCTCGCGGCACCTGACCGGTCACGCGATCGACCTCGCCGTCACCGTCGGCGGCAAGGTGCGCTGGGACTGGCCGCTCTACGCAAGGCTCAGCGAGCGCATGAAGGCCGCCGCCAAGGCCGCGGGCGTCGTCGTCGAATGGGGCGGCGACTGGAAGAGCCTGAAGGACGGCCCGCACTACCAACTGCCATGGAGGGGCTATCCGTGAGCGAAGAAATCGAAATCGGCGACGTGGTCCGCCTGAATTCCTCCGCGACGCGCATGACCGTGCATGCGCTCGGCGAGGAGGGCGAGGTCGTCTGCCGCTGGCTCGACGACGCGCTCGATCTCAAGGAGGCGGAGTTTTGGCCCGGCGAACTCGTCCGGCTGCCCAAACCCAAGGAGGCTGCGTGATGGAACCCATCGATCCCGCTGGCGGGCTGATCCCGCTCATTCTGACCGTCGCGCTCTATGCGCTGACCATGCTGGGCGCGGCGCTGCGCCCGGCCAGGGTCTCGGGAGGCGCCCGATGAATATTCTGGCCGGATACAAGACCTATATAGCCGCGGCGCTGTTCGCCGTGTTTGGCGCCCTCGCGGCGACCGACTGGATATCCGTTCTCGACGATCCCAAGGCGGGCGCCGTCGCCGTCGGCGGCTCGATCCTCATGGCGTTGATGCGGGCGGTCACCAATGCGCCCGGACCCCGCGCAGTCCCGGTCGCGCTGTTGAGCGTGGCCGGCCCCGCGGTTTTCGCTGCGGCGCTCGCGCATCGCGCGCCGCGCGCCCCCGATCCCCCGCCGCCGGCGCCGATCGCGGCGCCGGCCGAACGTCATGCGGAGCCCGTGGCGCCTCCGACCAACCCGTTGCGGCCCGCCAAGAGGGACAAGAGGGGTAAGTGATGCAAGAACTGGTTGCCGATTTTGCGCGGTTCGCCGCGCCGCTCGCAAACTGGTCGCCGCCGCTCATCGAGTGGGACAGCGGCCTCGCGCTCGTCGCGCTGGCGCCGTTCGCCGCCGTTGTGGCGCTGTTTGCCGCCGCCGGCGGGCGTGCGGCGCCGTCCGCGCCGGCGCAGGGCGGCGACGACGCTCCCGACATCGTCGAGCGGCTGCGAATCTGGCGCCACGACGAGGCCAATCGCGCGCAGCGCCTGCGGCTCGACGCGGAGATGGACGAGTTCATGGCGCGCAGCCAGAGGGCCTGGGAGGACGAAGATTGACGTCCGCCCTCGTCCTCGCCGTCGTCTCCGCCATCGCCGCCGTGATCTGGCGCTGGGGCGCGAGCCTCCTCGCCGGCTGGCGCGGCGATCTGCGCGCGGCGGGACGGCAGGAGGCGGAACGCGACGCCGCCCTGGCCCGGCAACAGGCCAAGGGCGCCGCCGACGGCGTGCGGCTGGAACAAGAGCGGCGGGCGGCGGCGGACGACAGTGACGCCGCCTTCGACACGGACGATTTCCGCGACTGAAGGAGCGCCCATGACCTGCGTCGGCCTGATCCTCGCCTACTGGTGCTTCGCCGAGCCGGCGAGCGCGCCGCAGAGCCCGGCGCTGGCCTTCTGCGACGGATATCGGCCGACGCGCATGTCGCACGCCGACACGCGCGAAACCAAAGAACAGGTCGCGGCCAACAACGCCGTGTGGCGCAGCGCCTGCGGGAGCCGAAAATGAACTTCGCGATCCGCGTCGGCGTCATTGTTCTTGCGCTCGTCATCGCTCTTGCGCTGCCCGCGGCGCAATGGAAATTCAAGAAGGCGCGGCGGCCGTGACCGAGGAAGAGCGGGCCTATCGCGAGGCGCTCGGCGTCGCGATCCTCTGCCTCGTGATGGCGTCGCCCGTCCTGCTCACGGTGATCGTCTTTTGTTTCGAAGGGAGGTTTTGGTGAGCGACTGGGATATGGGCAGCGTCGCGCAATGGGCGGCGGTCTTGAACACGCTGCTGATCGCCATCTTCGGCTTTCTGTGGCGCCAGAGCTCCGAGGCCCTGAAGTCGCTGCACGGCGACATTTCCCGCGCGTTTGTCGAGCTCGACGAGGAGCGCCAGCGCCTCAGCAAGCTCGAAGTCGCGCTCTCGCACGCGCCGACGCGCGAGGCGATCCACGCCATCCATCTCGAAATCGCGCAGGTGCGCGGCGATCTCGCCGTGATCGCCGAGCGCGTCAAACCGGTCGCCGCCATCGCCGAGCGGCTGCAGGACAATTTCCTGGAGGCGCACAAATGAGCGATCTGCGGGAATGGGCGCGGCTGCATATCCTGCAGCTGATCGCGGCCGAACCGGACCGGCGGCTGCGCGACGACTGGATTTGCGAGCGTCTGGAGACGCTGCATGGCATTCGCAAGTCGCTCGACTGGGTGCGCGGCGAGCTCGCCTGGCTCTGCGAGATGGAGGCGGTGCGCCTCGTTCCGCTCGGCGAGCGCCTCGTCGCCGTGCTGCGCGAGCGCGGCGAGAATCACCTGCGCGAGATCGCGCCCCTCATCGAGGGCGTGCGCCGTCCGCGCACGGAAGCCTGACCCATGGCCGGGCGCGGACGGCTCTCGTCGCTCGACCTCGTCCCCGAGGAGGGCCAGGAGGACATTCGCTGGGCCTATGGCGAGCTCAACAAGCGCGCGCGCACGGCGGCCGACATCCTGTTCGAACTCAACGACCGCCTGGCGGCCAAGGGCCTCGAAGAATTCACGGTGTCCAAGAGCGCCTTCGGGCGCAAGAGCGTCGCCATCGCCAGAGCCGGCGCGCGCATCGCTGAACAGCGGGCGATCTTCTCCGGGATCGCCGAGCATCTGACGCCCGAGGGCATGGACCAGGGCAATGTCGCGCTCGGCGAATTCATCAAGACGCTGATCGCCGAGATCATCTCGCAGGCCGAAGACGGCGGACTATCCGCCGACGAGGCGATGAAGCTCGCCAAGGGCTTCCAGTCGGCGGTGAGCGCCCAGAATTTGAGCCTGGCGCGCCGCGGCAAGGCCGAGAGCGCGCTCAAGGCGCGCGTCGAACAGGCGGCCGACGCGGCGGGGGAAGTGGCGCGCAAAGCGGGCCTCTCCGCCGAGACCGTCGAGGCGCTGAAAGCGGAGATTCTCGGCGTGCGGAGGGCGGCGTGAGCTATCGCAGACATACCGGCCCGGGACGCGTCCAGATGAGGGCGTGCGAATTCCTGGCGGCCGGGATGACGCGGAGACAGGCGGAGAACGCCCTCGCGAAAGAGGGCCACACCGTGCATATCGCGACTGCGCTCGAGATCGCCGAAACCATCATCCATCAGGCGCCGGTCAAGAAGCGCGGTCCCTGGCCGGTGGCCTGGGTCTATCCCAGCGGCGAGCGCGTGTTCGACGTCGGCGGCGGCCATGTCATCGGCGAGCGTTCGCTCGCCGCCTTCGGCTTTGCGCCATGAGCGCCCTCCCGGAAATCGTCTCGCCGCGCCTCGTCGGCGAAGAGGAATGGATCGCGCTGCGGCGTGACGATCCGCCGCCGGCCGCGGACGGCGTTCTGCTGCGCTTTCAAAAGGCGCTGCTCGATACGACGGCGCTGTATCGCGTCACCATCTGCGAAAAGAGCCGGCGCACCGGCGCCACCTGGACCATCGCTTCGCTCGCCGTGCTCACCGCGGCGAGCAAACGCGCGGCCAAGGGCATGGACGTGTTCTATATCGGCTATAATCTGGAGATGGCGCGCGAATTCATCGACACTTGCGCCGACTGGGCCAGGAGCTTCCAGCAGGCCTCGGCGCAGATCGAGGAATATCTGTTCGAGGACGAGCCCGACAAGTCGATCAAGGCCTTCCGTATCCGCTTTTCCTCCGGCCATCAGATCATCGCGCTGCCCTCGCGCCCGCGCAGTCTGCGCGGGATGCAGGGCTTCGTCATCGTCGACGAGGCGGCGTTCCACGACGATCTGAAGGAATTGATGAAGGCGGCGCTGGCGCTCTTGATCTGGGGCGGGCGCGTGCTGGTCTTGTCGACGCACAATGGCGAAGCCAACCACTTCAACACGCTGGTCAAGATGGCGAGGTCCGGCAAGGGTTATGGCTATGTGCGCTTCGACTTCGACGACGCGCTGCACGACGGGCTTTACAAGCGCGTGTGCCTGCGCACGGGCGAGCCCTGGAGCCTGGAGGCCGAGGCGAAATGGCGCGCCGGCGTCATCTCGGACTATGGCGACGCCGCCGACGAAGAGCTCTACTGCATCCCGTCCGAAGGCGACGGCGCCTTTCTCTCCGCCGCGCTGATCGAGGCGCGCGCCAAGCAGGGAATTCCCGTGCTGCGGCTCAAATGCGAGCCGGCCTTCACGCACTGGTCCGCCTCGGCGCGCGAAGCCCATGTCGGCGACTGGTGCGAGCGCGAGCTTCTGCCCGCGCTCAAGACGCTCGATCCCGCGCTCGCCCATTATCTCGGCGGCGACTACGGCCGCATCAGCGATCTCACCGTGCTGTGGCCGCTCGCGGTGAGCCGCACGATGCGGCGGATCACCCCCTTCGTCGTCGAGCTGCGCGGTGTGCCGTTCGATCAGCAGCGCCAGGTGCTCGCCTATGTCTGCGAGCGGCTGCCGCGGTTCTCGGCGAGCAAGCACGACGGCACGGGTCTGGGCATGTCGATTGCCGAATTCGCGGTGCAGCGCTACGGGGAGGCGCGCACCGAAGCGGTGATGCTCAACATCCCCTGGTATCGCGAGCACGCGCAGCCCTTAAAAACCGCGTTCGAAGACGACGCGATCGAAATCCCGGCCGACGCCGACATCTGCTCCGATCTGCGCCTTATCGCGGTCAAGGCCGGCGTGCCGCATGTGCCGGCGCTCAAGAGCGGCGTCGCCAAGGACCGCCACGGCGATTCCGCCGTCGCTTTGATGCTGGCCTATGCGGCGAGCCGGGCTGGCGTCGCGCTCTATGAATATGAGCCGGTCCCGCGCGGGCGCGAGGAGCGCCCCGAGGACTGGCTGTTTCCGGAGACCGCCGGCGGCGAGCGGGGGATCGCATGGTAGAAACGCGCAAGTCCTTCATTCTCGGCCCCGACGGCGAGCCGATCGAAGTCTCGATGCTGACGGGCGAGATCGCCAAGCCCGAACGCTACGGCGCGCGGGCGATGATTCATTACCCGTCCCAGGCGCGCGGGCTCGGGCCGGAAAAGCTGGCCTCGATCCTCAAGGGGGCGGCGATCGGCCTCGCCAATCCGTATCTCACGCTCGCCATGGACATGGAGGAGCGCTACCTCCATTACCGCGCGCAGTTGCAGACGCGCCGCCTGGCGCTGGACGGCGTCGCCGTCTCCGTCTCCGCGCCCAAGGGTGTCGACGCAAAATGCGTCGAGTTCGTCGAGCGCCTCGTCGACGACCCCGGCTTCGCCGACATGATCGCGGCGCTGCAGGACGCGATCGGCAAGGGCTACAGCGTCGTCGAGCCGCGCTGGGAATACGAGGCCGGCGCGCTGCGCCCCATCGAGTATAAGCACCGCGATCCGCGCTTCTTCCGTTACGACGAAATCGGGCTGGACGATCTGTGCCTGATGGAGGATTCCGGGCTGCCGGGCCTGAAATTGGTTGCGCCCTATTTCATCGTCCACGAGCCCTGGCTCGCGGCCGGTCCGCCGATCCGGCGCGGCCTCGCCCGCTCCGCCGCCTGGGCGTTCTTGGTCCAGACCTTCGCGCTCGAAGACTGGGTGGCGTTCGCGGAAGTTTACGGCTTCCCGTTCCGCTTCGGCAAATATCATCCGAGCGCCACGGCGGCCGACAAGGCGACGCTGCTGCGCGCCGTGCGCGACATCGCCAACGACGCCGCCGCCATCATCCCGGAGGGGATGGCCATCGAGTTCATGGAGAGCAAGGCGGAGCGCGGCGAGGCGGTGTTCGGCGCGCTCATGTCCTATGTCGACAGAAAGATTTCCATGATCGTCGTCGGCCAGACCATGACGGCCGAGGACGGCTCATCGCTCGCCCAGGCGCAGGTGCACAACGAAGTGCGCCACGACATCACGCGCGCCGACGCGCGCCAGACAGCGGCAACGGTCAACCGGGGGCTGATCCGCCCGGCGGTGGCGATGAATTTCGGGCCGCAGGACGTCTATCCGCTCGCGCAACTGGAGATGCCCGAGAACGCCGACTTGACGGCGCTCGGCGGATTTCTGCGCGACGCCGTGCCGCTCGGCCTGAAGGTGTCGCAAAGCTGGACGCGGAAGATGGCGTCCATCCCCGATCCGCAGCCGGACGACGAGCTGCTCGGCGTCAATACCAGCCTCAACGAGATTCGCCGCCTGCGCGCGGAGAAAATGTCCAAGGACGCGACGACGCCTCCGGGCGACCAGGACGACCCGCAAGGCGGGCAAGGGAAGCAAGGCAAGGCGCGGCTGGCGGCGCTGAGCGGCTGCGGCTGTCCGCTGTGTGGTGCGTCCGCGACGCTGTCCGCCGACGATCCCAATCATGTTACGGCGATCGACGAGACCGACGCGCTCATCGACGAGGCGCTCGCCGACTGGCGCGAAATCCGCGATCCGCTTCTGGCCGGGCTGCTCGCGGCGGTGGGCAAGGCCGAGACCTTCGAAGAGGCGCTCGCCAACATCGAGACGGCGAAGATCGACACGGGGCCGTTGATCGAACGCCTAGCGATCGCGACAGCGAAGGCGCGCGGGCTCGGCGACGTGAGGGATTGATGCTCATTCGCCGCTCGCTCTGCGCCAGCGCAACCGCTCGCGGCAAATCATGAAAACGCCGACGCGCGGCTTTGCGCCGCCGCCAGAGATCATCCGCTTCTTCGAGCAGAAGAACGTCGAGCCGTCCTTCTCCTGGCAGGACAAATGGGCGGAGGATCACGCTCACACGTTCGTCGTCGCCAAGGCGACGGAACTGGAATTAGTCAAAGCGTTTCGCGACAGTCTTCTTGCCTCGCAGGAGCGCGGCGAAGGTCTCGAAAGCTGGAAGAAGCGCATCGTCCCCGAATTGCAGCGGCTGGGCTGGTATGGCCCGCGCCGCGTCGACGACCCCACGGGCAAATGGGAATCGAGGATCGTCGATTTCTCGAAGCCAAGGCGGCTGCAGACCATCTTCTGGTCGAATGTGCGCAGCGCCCGCGCCGCCGGCCAGTGGGAGCGCATCCAGCGCACCAAGGCGGGCCTGCCCTATATCCTCTATGTCCGAACCACCGCCCAGGAGCCCCGCCCCGAGCATCTCGCCTGGGCGGGACTGATTCTGCCCGTCGACGATCCGTTCTGGGCGACGCATTTCCCGCCCAACGGCTGGGGCTGCAAATGCAGCGTGCGGCAGATCGCGCGCGTCGAATACGAGAAGCTTAAAGGCCAGGACGGCTATTCGACCGACGCCCCGGCGATCGAATACAAGACGTTCGTCAACAAGCGCACCGGCGAGGTGACGCAGGTTCCGGCCGGGATCGACCCCGGCTGGCACACGAACCCTGGGCTGGCGCGGGCGAAGACGCTGATCGACAATGTGACCGCGCGGCTGGAGGCGGCCGGCGAACAGGCGGCGCGCGCGCGCATCGCCGAGATCGTCGCGTCGCCGGCGGCGCAAGTCCTGATGGGGCTGAAGAACGAGCCCCTGGCCCTGCCGGTTTCGACCGCCGGGCGTTTCGTCGCGGAGATGAAAGCGGCGTCGAACATCATCGTCGCCTTCAACAGCACGATGGCGCGCAAGGTCGACAAGCATAAAGCGGTCGACCCGAAAACGTTTCGCTACATTCAGCCTGTCGTCGATGAGGGCGAGACGATCGACGAAGGGCGCGGCGCGAATTTTCGCACAGTGCTGCATGAAATCGACGGCGCGTGGTGGAAGCTGGTCTTGAAGCGGTCGGCGACGGGCTATCTGCGCGTCCAGACATTCTTCCGCACGCGGCTTGATGAGGTCCGGCGCCTGCGCAGAAAGACGGGCGGGAGGTCGTGACGGGGAGGACGCCGCCCCTCCGCGGCCTAAAACGGCCGGCTGCTCGATTTTGCGCCGCCACGCAAACAATATCGCCTGCGCCGCGCCGCCATTCAAGATGACAATTGACCGCCGCCGCCGGCGCGACCCTCTCCTCGCCGCCCGCGCGGCGACGCATGGCAACTTCGACGAGGTCGCGGCGCTGGCGCAGGCGATGAAGGAACTGATGCGCGGCGCGCCGAACTGGCCGCGGCTTTGCGCCGCCCAGCGCGAGGCGCTGGAGATGAAGGCGACGAAGCTCGCCCGTCTGCTCTGCGGCGACCCGAACGAGCCCGACCACTGGCGCGACGACGCCGGCTATTCGGCGCTGGTCCTGGAGCGCCTGCCCGCCGCCCAAACCCCCGAGCCGTAGAAACGGCCCTCCGGCGCGACGAAATCCAAATCCGCTGTCTTGGGGCGTCGGCGCGCGAAAAACGCGCCCACGGCCTTCAATGCCCCTTTAACGGCGATTTTATCGGGGAGGGTGCGCGCGGTTCCGGCGAGCGGTCGGGCCGGCCCAGAGCGAGCCGCAGGAGACCAGCTCGGGAGACGCGCGTCTCCGGCGATGGCGTCTCGCCCGCGGACGAATGATGCGGCCATGCCTTCCGTCGCGCAAGCCGAAAACGCCTATGGCGCCGTCCTCGCCGCTCTGCCTCCGGGCTTCGCCGCCGGCGAGCCGCCGGAATGGGTGACGGTGTTCCCGTCGCTCGGCGAAATCAAGACCCGCGACGGGCGCGCCTACACGGTCGACGCCGCGGCGCTGATCGCGCGCTTCGAACAGGACGGCGTCGATCTGCCGGTCGATGTGAACCACACCACGCATCACGGGGCGAAGGACGGCAAGCCCTCGCCCGCCGTCGGCTGGGTCAAAGCGCTGCGCGTCGATGGCGGCGCGCTGAAGGCGCGGATCGAATGGCTCGCCGAGGGCGCCAAGCTTCTCGCCGAGCGGCGATACAAATTCATCTCGCCCGACTTCTTCCACACCGCCGCGGGCGCGACGACCTGGCTGCGCTCGCTGGCGCTGGTCACCGCGCCGGCGCTCGCCAATCAGGCGGCGCTCGCCAGCGCTCAACCGTCCCAACCGGAGTCTTCACCCATGAAGGAACTCGCCGCCGCGCTCGGCGTCACGCCCGACGCCAGCGAACCCGCTCTGCTCGCCGCGCTCAAGGGCGGCTTCGTCGCCAAGGGCATTCACGACGAGGCCGTGGCGCGGCTCTCCGCCGCCGAAGGGCGGTTGAAGGCCCTCGAGGACGGCGCCTTCAAGGCGAAGGTCGACGCGCTGCTCGAAGGCGCGCTCAAGGACAAGAAAATCCTGCCCGCCGACCGCGACCGCTACGCCGCGCTCTGCGCCGACGCCGCCGGCCTCGACAACGTCGCGGCGATCCTGGCCGCCAAGAAGACCGAGCTTCCCGCCTCCGGCCTCGACAAGAAGCCGGCGCCCGAGGGCGGCGCGGCCATGCCGGCGCCGGCGCTGCTCGCCGCTCAGGCCAACAAGATGGTCGAGAACGGCGAGGCTGAGGACTTCCTCGCCGCGATCGCGGCGCTGGAGACGAAATATCAGGCCGCGGCGTAGCGCCGGGCAGTTTAGGAGGCCGCCCATGGGCGCGACAAACGACTGGTTTTTGACCTTCAAGGCCGCCGGCGCCGTCGGCGCGAGGCGCGTGACGAAATTCACCGCTAATCGCGGCGAGGTCGCCCTGGCGACGGCGGTGACCGACAAGCTCGCGGGCGTCTGCGATCTCGGCGCCGCCGCGGCGGGCGACATGATCGACGCGGCCATGGGCGGCCGACACGAAGTCGTCGCCGGCGGCGTCGTCGCCGCGGGCGACAAGCTGACCACCGACGCCAATGGCGCGGCCGTCGTCGCCGCGCCGGTCCTCGGCTCGGTCGTCCATGTGTTCGGCGTGGCGCTCGCTCCCGCCGTCGCGGGCGACGTCTTCCCCTATCTCGTCGCGCCGTCGGTCATCGCGCCGGGCGGCGCCTGACGCATCGCGCCCTCTCCAACCGTCCGAGGATTTTCCATGGCCACGGAACGCCCCTTTGTCGTCAATCCGGTGCTGACCGCCGTCGCCATCGGCTGGCGCAATCCCGACCTCGCATTCGTCGCCGATCAGGTGCTGCCGCGCGTCGACGTCGGCGCCGAGCAGTTCAAATGGCTCGAATATCCAATCGACGAGGCCTTCACTGCGCCGGACAATTTTGTCGGCCGCCGCGGCGCCGTGCCGAAGGTCGAATTCACGGCGCAGGAGCGCGACGGGTCTGTGAAGGCCTTCGCGCTCGAGGATTCGCTGCCTCTCGACGACGTGCGGTCGGCCCGTGCGATGCGCGACAAGGGGGTGTCGATTTACGATCCCGAGAAGCGCGCGACGCAGATGCTCGCCGAACTCTCCGACGTCCTCCGTGAGCAGCGCGTCGCCAGGGCCGTGGTTGATCCGGCCAACTACGCCGCCGCGAGCGTCACCAACATCGCCGTCGCCGGCGAGCGCTTCGACGATCCCGACAGCGATCCGGATAGCGTAATCAGCGCGGCGCTGCAGAGCGTGATGATCTATAGGCCGAACCGCTGCGTCATGGGCGAGGGCGTCTGGGACAAGCTGCGCAAGCACCAGAAGCTGGTGCAGGCGGTTAAGGGACATACGACGGGCGCCGGCAAAATCACCCGCGAGGAATTCGTGTCCTATTTCGAACTGTCGATGCTCAGTATCGGCAAGGGCTGGATGAACACCGCGGCCAAAGGGCAGCCGGCCAACAAACAGCGCATCTGGGGCAAGGACATCGCCTTCCACTGGATCAATGCCGCCGTCGGCCCCGAAGGCGGCGTGACCTGGGGCTTCTCGCCGACCTTCGGGTCGAAGTTTACGGGAACCTTCGACGATGTGCATGGCGGCGGCATCGAGGGCGCGCGCGTCATCCGCGTCGGCGAGCGGATCAGCGAACTCGTCGTCGCCAAGGCGGCCGGCGCGCTGATCCAGAACGCGATCTCGTGAGGGAGGCGAGCATGGCGAGGCCCCAGGCTACCCTCCCGAAGACGACGGGCGCCGCAGGCGCGAACGCCGCGGGCGATCCGCCCCCGCCTCCTCCCGCACCCCCGCCGCCGAAGGCGAAGGCCACGACGCGCGACTTCGTCGCCCTGGTCAATGTGCGCATGGGCGGCGAGACCGTCGCGCCCGGCGCCAAGGTCGCTCTGACGCGCGATGTCTTCGACGCGCTGAAGGCGCAAGGCGCGATCGAGGGCGAGTGGGGCGACTGAACTTTGTCGTGGGGTGGAGCAGTCCGGTAGCTCGCCAGGCTCATAACCTGGAGGTCGCGGGTTCGAATCCCGCCCCCGCAACCACCATGCCGAGCGAAAGCAAGCGATGGCACACCCGGCCCGCGGCATGGCCGACGGCCGGTCGGGCTTGCGAGTAGGCGCAAGGAGCGGCGCGCATGCGCTCCCCGCTAGCGCAGCGGCAAGCGCCGAGCCGGTGAAAGGCCGGCGCCCACAAAGGATCACGGATGCCCGCGCCCTTCGCCACGCTCGCCGACGTTCTGGCCCGCCACCCGCAGGAGGCGGCGTCGCTCTGCGCCAGCGAGGATACGCGTGAGCCCGAATGGGCGCGGTTCGACGCGGCGCTTGAGGACGTTTCGACCGAAGTCCGCGTCATCCTGCAGGCGCGCTACACGCCGGCGCAGATCGACGATCTCGACGCGGCGTCGCTCGGCGCGCTCAAGCTCTACGCCATCGACATGGCGATGTATCGCGTTTCGCTGGCCTTCGGCCGCCAGACCGAGGAAATCAGGGCGCGCTACGATCTCGCCGTCAAGCGCCTCGAAGGGATCGCCTCGGCCAAGGCGG